CCACCCTGAGCAAGAATCTTACTCGTAGCAGTAGGCCCAACAGCGCCACGGAACTGGTACGACACACGCGGAGCAGAACCCTGCGGAACAGTCTCCTGCGACAACGCAACCTGAGTCAACTCGTAATGCTTATAAAAACGATCACGAACATCAGCAGGAAGATCCTCAAACTCTGGAGACTTCATATACAAACCATGCTGCTCCAAATGAATATTCTTATTCTCATACGCCAACGGCTGCAACCCAGCCTCAATACTAGCCTGCAATAATTGTGGATCAACAGGAGCCTGCATACCGGTATTCGGATCAGTATTCATCAAACTAAGCATAAGTTGCTCCTGCGCCTGCCGAGCAGCCGCCTCATTAACAACCATACCATCAATCAACTTATCATGCTCACGACTAGCCTGCTCCTCATCAGCCTGAAACTGTGCCTGAAGACTCTTAAAATCAGCCATATCAAGATACTTATAAGCCTTAGTAGGAGTAAGAAGCCCCATCTGAAGCATCTGCATAACACGCGCCTGTTTACCCGCCCGTGTACGAGGAAGACCAGAACCAGTCTCCACACGCACACCAACACCAGCAATAATATCCGCAGACTCAAAACGCTCAATCTTAGGACGCGAACCAGAACCATTAATAACAAGCATACGAGGCTCAGTATAATACTTCTGAGCCAACTGAAGCATCATATTACCAGCACGCTCCAACGCCTTCTCAAGCATAAGGATCTGCGGAGCATGACGATCCGTAGCAGCCTCCTGCAACAAGTCAATAGCAACACCAGCCTCAACATTCGGAGGAACATCACCCTGCAGAATCTCATTCAAACCAAACGTATCACGAATACGCTGCCCAATATCCCGCACATGCTCAAACACATACGGAGGAAGACTAGGAATCGGAATAGACTCTGGCACCTTACCAGCCACCGGATTATACTCGAAAATAGCACCCGGCTCATCAGTCATACGCTGACGCAAAGAACCCACCGGAGCCAACATCTGCGGCTTCAACGTAAGATTCTTATACTCAATCATCTGACTAAGAGTACGATTCAACTCCTTCTGCAACGGAATAGCCTGCTCAACAACACTAGAATCATACAACTGACCCGGAATACGCATACCCGGAAACTTAACAAGAGGAAGCATCTTAAACGGATAAGGCCAAGGAGAATCATACAACACAATATCAGGCGACTTCACAAACACAACATAGCGTCCCTCAGGCTTATCAGCCGTCGGCAAGAAGTAACCATAATAAACAATACGAACATTTTCCTTCGTCTTACCAGAACCCATATTATACGAACCCGGAAGAGTCTCATCAGGATACTGATTAATAGCATTAGCCTTCAACCGCGCACCATAACGAGAATAAATCTCCTCAACACCCATCGGATGCATACAAATAGCATACTTACAATCCTCAAAGACTTGAGCCGTATCATCAAGAAGAACATCAAAAGGAGCAAGAGTATCAACACGAATCTCCCCCTCAAACACTTCCTTCTCAAACATAGAAGGATCCAAACCATCCTTCTCCAACTCGTTACGAAAAAAGTGCTCAACAAGAGGACTAAGAATAGGCTGACCCTCAGGATTAACCATTAACTTAATACTAGAACCAACACTCGTATCCCAACTAATCTTCCAAAAACCATTACCACAAATGATACCCCAAAGAGTAGCCTCTTCACGCTTCTCACTAAGATTAAACTTATCCCACCAAAAATCAAGAAGAGTCTCAGCAACCTCAGTAGCCTTAATAGCCTCATACGAAGCCTGCCCCGGAGTCGCAAAAAACGTAGGCTTAGTCTTAGTCAAACGACTAAGAAGACTCGTAGTATGCGGAGCAATCTGATTAGCAACAAGACGCACACGATAACGCGGCTTATCACCATCTTCAATCGGCATACTCTCAATACGACGACTACGACGATTATAAAAAACGTATTGCTTACCCTTAAAGAAGGATAAGTTTAGTTTCCATTGTCGCTCCAACAATTCTCGTTGTCGCGTAAGTTCATCTACGCGCTTAACTAGACCCGTAGCCGGAGCGAATTGTTCACCATTCTCAATAATAATCTCTTCATTCAAAACAGTACTAGATCACGCTCCTTTTGGTCTTATAAGAATTCTACTTCGCTAGGCGCTAAGCCTGCGCTGGATAGTAATTCTTTGTATTCTGCGGGACTGATTAGTCCCGTGTTTAGTGCCCAGTCTGCGTCTTGTTCGTCTTCGTTGACTCGGAGTTGTCCCATTGGAACGTCTACTAGTGGTCTACTTCCCTCTAGTCTTAGCGTTTCGAGGCGGATCTTCTCCTCCTCCAGTGCTAGCATTCGTTCCGTCCAAATCTTCTGTGTCGCTAGGATTTCCTTCATTACTTCTAGTAAGAGTGTATCCTGCCGACTCTGCCAACCAAACAATCGTAGACTCCTTAACAAATCGGGTTAGTGTATCCGTCATGTACGGTGTTACACCATTAGCAATATTAGTATCAAAAACGGTTTCGCCGGGAAACATACGCTCCCCAGTAATTGCGTCCGCACCAGTACCATTAAATTCTGTTAGCATACTACCACAAACTCCCCATAACTTCATCCGTGTAACGATCTTCTTTTTTTCCTACTCCGGGCCGATCATCTAGCACCCATCTTGGTAGGCCATACGTTTCTTCTGGTGCTGTTTCGAAGATTGATTCTCCTAGTAGAGCACCGGCTGTGCGTAAAGCAATTTCCATACTATCTAAGCAGTCATCCTTAGAATTACTTACACTAGCATCATAATTAATCCACTCGTCAATGAAGTCTCGGTGTTCTCGTTTGATACGAATCTTACCAATACGAAACAATGGGCTCATTGCGAGGATACGCTCGTACTTCTTACCACGAGCAAGCATAGGGATAACCGGAGGCATCGAAGATAATCGTTCAACCTGCTGAACAAGCGCGGCCTGATATGCGTTCGACTCAATGCCGATGATTTCAGGCTTCCATTTAATATAATACTCTTCAATACGCTCTAATTGATCCACAAACGGTATCCTAGCCGCTAATTGTTCTAATAAGAAGACCTCATTAGAATCAGCAACTCCGATAACCGTAAGAACAAACCTATCAGCACGAATACTCGTACTAATAGCGGGGTCTACCCCAATATATACTCGTAGTTTCTTCTTAGAACCATCCGCCTCGCGGGGAAGATCCTCATCCTCATAGTATTTGAGCCACTCACCAGACAAATCTCGCCCAGCCATAGAATCAAACGACGCACAATACTCTTGATTAAAGAGTAATGGGTGGTAACGTGCCTTAACGTATTCCCACTCGCTACGCGCAAAATAAGGATTATCAATACTACGATACTCTACCCTACTATTAGTAGCATCAGCCTTAGAATCCTTAGAAAAGAACTCTTCATAGAACCAATTCTTCTGATTAGGGGTAGTTGTTGTAATTAGAAGGCCCATCTTATCGGAGAGAGAAGGCCGAACAACGTTCCAAGCCTCCTCATCCCTAATAAACGCTGCCTCATCCATCCAAAGAATGTCTAGTCCAGCACCACGAAGTGCTTGAGGATCCTCAGCCGACTTGAATTCGACCATACTACCATTCTCAAACTCGAAACGCAAGCCACCCTTATTCTCTTTAACGTCCTTACCAAGGGTAAGACCCGCATCAATACAAATATTACGAAAAGTAATATACGATGGGCGACCAACCTTATACGAGGAGGACAAGGCCCACACCCACAAAGGCGTATCCTTCTCCTTATTATGAGAATCAAGGTGAAACTGGCGTGGAAACAAACAATAAAAGAGTACTTCCCAAGCAGCCGAAAGGGTTTTACCACCACGACGACCAGCAACAAGATGACGAAAACGAGTAATCTTATCCTCGTTAGAATCACAATGAAACAAAGCCTGATAATAATGCGGCAAGTAACCCTTAGAAATAAACCAACCCATCTTCTCAGGAAAACCTAGCATAATATCTTGCAAAGCAGCCGAGTCTAGTTTATCATCCGACCACTTATAATTAGCCATCCCGCCGCGCACCACAAGAAGAACACTTAACCATATAACGCTTATTCTCTGTACTACACTTCATACAAGACCAAGACTCCTTAGGAGACTCTCTAACAATACGTTTAGGTTGAACATTACTATTAAACACAATTCTTCTTTCTAACTATAAAATAATAAAACTAGATTAGCCTCGTGCTACTTGTAGCGTCAGGGGATCAACTTCACTTCACTTTGATCTGCGAGACGACAACTTAACCTCTCTCACTAGGAGAGGTTAGGATTGATCGGTTACGAGGTCGTTTATCAGGCCGCCAGATATGTTCCGCTGATCCAAATCTTGTCGCCAGTTGCCCAAGTAAAAGGCACGGTAGAAGTTATGCCTACGGCCTGGGCGTACGATGTGGCCGTATTGATACAGTCAATAACAATCGTCGTAGTCGTGTTGGGGCGCGCGAATCCGTAGTTGAAG